GCAACTACACGGGTATCTACGTTACGAGTACCAGTGATGATAGTTGACTGACGAGGAGTACGGTTGTTATCCAGAGTGATTGAGAGGTTCAACAAGTCGTTATATTCGACTGGTTGAATAACCTCAGCATCTGCAGCAGCAATGCCGGGGTAAACCACTGTTCCGGGGTTGGTAATTAAGTCCAACTGGAGCAAGTCTTCGGTCAGCTCAGAAGCACCATTCATCATCTCTGTATACATGTGGTCATACAGTTCTGAATCGGTATCGAAATCCAGTGCATCCTGAGTGTACTCAGTGAAGATACCGTATTTCTCAATAGTGCCTTCACGCAGCTCACGAGTCCAGCCTACGCGGTTAACACGACCACCAGTTTCACCTACCACTGGTAGTTTACTGGTGATAGTACCAACTGCCTTAGAGCCACCGTAGAGTGCGCCAGAGCCCGGAGTGGTACTTGGGGTACCATCTGGGCCAATACCTTCGGTAGATAAGTTGCGGTCATCTAACAGAGGTACATAGAAGTACTGCTTCATTACCTTGCCGTGGTTCTTAGGCATGGTCTTCACATCAGCCATCTGCATGAAGATTTGCTTACGACGAGCATCGACAAGTGCTTTTTTAATCAGGAAGTCGTGACGGACTTGAGTACCTGCATAACGACCACCTGCACCTGTCAGTGCAGCAGAGCCATTATCAATACTGGATTGTGCGCCAGCCGTAGCTGCGTCACCGTCATATACAATCCCGTCTGTAGGAGAGTATGCCATTTTTAGAGTCCTCTATTAATACTGTAATGTTTGGGCAATCTTCATAATTTCTTCATCTGACATAGCCAGAGGGTTGAAGTTTGCCTTAGTAACTTTCTTAGGTGCAGCACCTTTGGTAAGGGCAGCAGCCCGTTTCTTGTCCTTAACAGGAGCCTTCTGGGATTGTTGTTGCATAGGTGCGGTTTGGGTAGAATGTTGTTGCTGTCCTTGTTGAGGTTGCAGCATTCGTTCAAACACGCCTTGCTTATGCAACGCATCCCCTACGGCCTTATATGCCTGCAAATCAGACATTCCTTTAAGGTACCCTAGGGTCTTCTGACGAACTATCTCGTCTTGAACCACCTCAAAAATCCCGTTCTCTACATGCATGTTAATGTCACGTAAGACAGCAGGGTTTTCTAAAACGACCTGTTTGCTATCTGCATCCCACTTGTTACCGACAGTATCAATAGTTGTTTGGAATCCGGGGCTGCTCTCAAGTTCTCTGAGCACCTCGTCCAAATCCATTTGCTTATCGTCAACAGTGTAGCGATTAGGCTTGTAATCCTTGGCTTGGTCTAAATCAAGGTCTAATGGGTCATGCCCACTATCTTGAAGAAGTTTGGCGACTGCCTTAGGATTCTTCTTATCCAAGTCTATTAGGTAGGATAGTTTATCCTCAGAAAGTAGTCCATTGTTCTCCAACATCTTCATAAGTTTCAGATTAGGAGCCAATGCTTGCATCTTCTTAGTGTAATCTACTCCCATCTGAGCCAACTTTCTTAGCTCATCTACAGAGTTTATATGGAAGTCTCTTCCTGCTGCTCTAAGAGGTGCCAGAGCTTGCGCTGCATTGATATTCGGTTGTTTTTCTTGTGCTGCTTCTTGTTTCTGTTCAGGTTCTTCATCTTCCGAGTCTTCCGAAGCATCTTCTTCCTCATCCCCTAGAACAGTTACACCAGCATCTTCTTCATCGTCCTCATCTTCCTCAGGTTCTTCTACCTGAGAAATAGGCTCTTCCTGTACGTTTTTCTGTACTGGTTCTTCTACAGGAGCAGGCTGCTTATGCAGCTCTTCATCAGGAATATCTATGAAGCTACCTGTGAGGTTTTCACCATCAATCTCAATTAAGTCGCTCATCTTAAATCACCTCTACACCAGTTTGGATTTCTTTGAGTATCTCTTCACGGGTTTGCTCAAAGTCTTCCATAGCAGCACTACTAGCTGCGCCTTCTTGGTTGATTTGATTGAACCACGAGTACACTTCAGCGATGGCTGAGAGCCTATCTTCAATAAACTTTTGTCGCTCTGGTTCATTCCGAATAGAGGGGAATGCCTTAGCTCTGACAAGTCGTAACGCTTCTTTTTCTAAGAACCCTTCCAAGATTACTGCCTTGAAGTCTGGATTGGTATGTAAGCGTTCTAACGCCTCCATACGTTCAATGTTCTTCTTGGCTTCTTCAATGGTAAGGTCAATAGTTTGAAGTTGGTTTTCTTGAGCTATTTCAGGTGTCATCATATTTCCTTAGTAATTTCCTGAGTGGTGACTCAGATTACTGGTTGGGTTAAAACATCCGTGTACTGGTTCCATTATCTCTTGGGCTGCTTAGGTATCTTACGAGATTTCATAACTTCAAGCCCTGCTTCCACAATCTTCATCTCGGTCTGAGCTCTGGCTTGGGACTTAATCTTATCAATGTCCCTAGCGTGTTCTACGCCACTCTCTTTATCCAAGAAGACCAAGTTGTTGATATCTGTCTCGGATTGCGTGAGACCTTGATTGACGTACTCTGACTGAGCCTTGGCTGTCTTGAGCTGGATATCTGCCTGATTCTCTGCTGCTTCGGTTTGTTTCTTAACACCGTCAAGCTGCATAAGCTGTAGCTGCATCTGAGTCATCATCAACTGCAGTTGTTGCATCTGCTGTTCCATTGGAGATGGAGGTGGTGGCTGGTATGCGGCTATCTTCTGAGCCAGTGCTGGCATCTTACGCAAGTGGGCTATCTCTGCCAAAACAATCTGAGAGAAGTCCATGGGCATCGTATTGCCTAAGGTTTGCAGCATAAATGAGAGCTCTTCAGCTTTCTCGTTGTCTGTCTCTACGGTAGAGATATCAATGCTTACATCAAACTTGCCTAGCAGTTGCTCTCTAGGAACCTGAATAAATTCATCTGAACCAGACACTCTAACTGCTGTTTCATCGTCTAGGAACTCTTGGTTCATAGCGATAATCTTCTGAGCAATCTTACGCATACCTGCAGCTAACCTACGGAGAATGGCATTCTCACGCTTAGAGGCTGCATCCACGGTCTTCCTGCCACCCATCCTAGACTTGGATAGGTCTGACTGGTCATTGTTAAATGGACGGATACCTGTCAGAGCATCTGCCTCTTGCTGCATCATCTGGATGAGCATAGTGGCTGATTGTGGCACCTCAGGATACTGGTGCATGTAGATGGCACTACGTGGGTCAGTTCCGGGGTTGAACTCATAGTCTTCCCCATTAAGGAACTTACGCTTATTCGTAATATCCAAGGCACCTTTCATGTGTGCGGTCTGCCCATTGGCAGACTTAGCCATGATATCAATAATGCCTCGTGAAACAGCTCCCATGACCTTTTGGTTATCCTCAGTAAGGACTCCATCAGGCTCACCGTATACGCTTCGTCTAATGGGCATATAGGGCACTACAACGAAGGGGGGTTTCTTATCTGGAAAAGGATTCTCCTCCAGCCTAATCATGGTTGTACCAATCCATGTAGCTACGATAGGTTTGGTCATGCCTGAACCATCAATATCCCAGTAACCCCAATACTCATAAACATCGAGCTTCTTTCTTGGTCTATCCGAGAAACTGAATGATTCGGTCATATCATCGCCTTGGTAATGGGAGTTATCATCATCCCCCAAAGGTGAGTTATTGGTCGCATCCACGTTCTCTAGGTTGGTATATTTACCGGACTTTTCTAGGTCACTTAGAGATGACTCGAACTTATAAATAATGAAAGAGGCATTATCTAAAATACCCTCACAGGTAGGGTCAATGATTACATTGGTATACTTACAGACCTCTAGAGAAGGTTGGTTCTTGGTAGTGACAGGAACCTCCATCTCAATGATATTACCGTAGGGGTCTTGGATGGTTTGCAGTACCATCTCTTCTTCGTATTCCCAGCCTGTCCTAACGATAACCGTGCCTTCATCTACGCAGGTATGCACGTAATCATCAATGAACTTAACCTTGTCCAACTGGGTGTTGAACTGGTTATTTATGATGGCTTCATTGTATCTGGCAGGGAGTACATCTTCAGGCCCTATAGGGGAGAGATTAAATACATCAGGCGTAGAGAGGAATGGCTCAGATAACGCAGCATAACGCCATTCAGCACCCTTGCGAATAAGCTTCAACTGTAATGTTGAATTGGTTTTGCTCTCTGGTAGCTTCGCTGCACCAGTGATATACAGGTTATCAAGATACTTATCTATCTTGGAGGTCTGGGTATCATGGTCACCTAAGGCTTGGGTGAGGTCATTCTTTAAATCCTCCAGACTAGGCGGATTAGCCCAATCGGGTTGGAGGCTTTCTTCTTTAGAAGAGTCTTCGGGCTCTTCCCCCAATAGGGTAATTAGCTCATCCATTATATATTCCTAACGGTAGATTCATTTAAAAAGTATATGCACTTTTGAGTTTACCAGACCGTAGAACTTTAGCATGTCTCTGAGCCCTAATGGGAGTTTGGTTAGCCCATTTGCTATTTGTAGCTTCAACACTAGCAAGGTCATAATCCTCTATAGCTAAAGCTTTCCACATCTTTTTAAACTTCATTAAACCAGATACGCCAAGCTGGTAAGCCATGGATTGTAAGATGCACTTTCTATCAGAGTTCATTGCACAATACACTGGGTTTTTGTCGAGTGCTTTACTTATACTTTCAAGCTCTTGTTGCAGCATTGCATACGCAACTTCTTTTGAAACCTGTAAAGTATAGTATTTTAAAGGGGTGTACCTAGGCCCAATAACTGTGCCTATGCCTATGGTAGGGTAGCCTTCAGAGCAATAATACACTGATTCTCTGAACCCTTCTTCACGTTCTAATAGCTTTTCTATGCTCATAAGTCCTCAGTATTTTAAGCAATGAAAAAGCCCCCTACGGGGGCTTTTCATTAGGCTGAATGTAAAGCCTCTCGTAATAAATAACCTTCAAGCATCCATATTTTATTTTTAGCATTCTCTCTGGCAATCTTTCTACCAAGCTCAGCATCAAAATTTTCAGGGCTTGCACAGGCGGATTCACCATGTACGGTAAAACCGTTTTTCAGTGTAAGGAGGCAGCTGGTAAATGTACTTCCTTCAAACACATGGTACTGTTCTTTGACAATGCATTTTTCAATATGGTCAGGGGTAATGCGTGGTGCAGTTAAACCTTTGTCCACCATTTCTTTTTCTACTTCTAAGTCATTCATATTAAGACTCCTGTTGTTTAGAAAATTATTAACGTACCGTCCAGCATACCTGCAGAAACTATCCTTAGGGTATTGGAATCCACCTCAGCAAATGATGGATATTCAATCACTCCGTCGCTACCAAAATACAGTGGGTAAACCTTACGGTTCTTGTTATGAATAATGTCCATGCTATTGCTAGTCCCATCGAAGGTATGGATAGCTATCTGCTGGGTAATCAGGTTAGCCATACTGACAGCTTCTGCATGTCCAAACTCGCCACCAGCAAGTACCTCACCTTCTGCCAGTGCAATATCGTCTGTGCCGAAGGTACTTCCTAACCTACGCCAACGCTGCGCTACGATTGACCAATACACTACGTCGTCTTCCCGTACCGTCATTGTGTAGGTACCGTTATCCATCATACCACCAACGCTGATACGCCATGTATCAGCCAGCTTCAGTGGGTAGAGAGGGTTAGGTGGGAAATGGGTAGTGGATGCATCCCAGTCACCCATAGGGTTCAGTACGTTGTACGAGGGTAGCTCTGCTGCACTTATAGGGATAGGAATAGCAGCTTCTTGCAACAAGGTATTAATATCTGTAGGGCTGGTAATAGTATCTATTACGTTTACATGCCCTAAGAAATTCCATTGAGATGAGTACATCACCTCGATGATATACATGCCGTAATTCAAGAAAAAATCGTAGTTTCCTTCAGTATCACATGTGTATACCTGCGGTGCTGTTTTAAGCACAGGCCCCACGCCACTGGTGCATGTAAATCTAAGTTGTGTCTTGGCACTTGGATTTTGTAAAGGCAGCTCAAGTACGCCTGTTAATTGGATAGCCATAATTAAATATTCCACCACTCCTGACCTTCAAGATGCATACAACCTGCTAAACCATCACCTTCTGGGTAAACAGTTAATACAAGTAATTTCGGATAAAAATGCCACGCAGTTAGGTGAGTATACTTGTTGTCGTATGCACATAATCTGTGCCTTACATGTATAACGGTATTTGCACAATTAGCCGGTATTGGAACTGCTTGTGCCTCCAGACCAAAGAAAGGTCTCCACTCAGCCTCTCCAGAAATGCAATATTCTGTGAATTGACAGTAATATTTACAACAACCATTTGTACAACAGCAAAGACAACAAAAATCAGGGTTCGGATTACAGATTTCTAAAATTCTAGGATGGTTATATGCATCTACAATACATACAGTATACAGCGGTAATGTACAAGACCATCCCCCTGCTGGATGTGCGGGAGTCCATACAGAAGCAAACGGTTGTTTTAAACTTATAGCTTGGATGATATTTCCTTTTAAGTTATTAACACACATAGTTCCGCAGAATATTCCAGTACTTCCGCAAATTGTGCCTCCACACATAGTCCCTGTAATTGTGGCATTACACATATACACTCGGCCCAAGCAATCTACTCGGAAGGGTGCAGCTGCAGGGGTACTGCACCCTGCATAAATTCTCCAGCAGCTTGACAGGTTACCATCCAAACCAACCACGTTTTTAGTGGCTGCCCCTTTGCACCCTACAATGATTGTGGAGTTGGCTTGGATTTTCTCACCAGAGATACTATTAGCGGCTAACTGAGCTGCTCCTATCGTACCTGTGACAATCAAACCACCATCAATCTTATGAGTAGGGGCTCTCCATAAAGGGTTACCCGTAGCGCAGTATTGCTTACCTGTGGTTTTGCAAGTGCTCTCGTTATATGCAACAAAGGTGTCCCCTGATACAGGCACCCTGCCTGCCACAGTGTTAAAGCAGGTAGTGATAGCAGCATCAGTTGTAGGCATGGTTCCGTTGAAGGAGTAGTACCCAGCCCCTGCATTACCGTCCGTACCATTACATGAAAGCAGGGCAGGAGAAGACCATGATAGGTTGCTATCTATGGTCTGTGCCCCAGATGCCTTCGCTGTAGAACGGGTAACGTAAATAGGGGCAGTTCCTGCATAGATGCACCTACACCACGTAGAAGGGGGACTGAGAGTATGGTTAGTGAAGTTATAAGAGCCCCCGCTAGGAGCCGCTGTTATTGGCACACTGCTTCTTTTATAAGCAGCTACTTCTGCAACGGATGTACCGTTTTCAACATGCAACACAGGCTCTGACCAGTTAAGGTCAGTATCTATACCATCTGGGCCTGCAGCTACTGCCGTTTCTTGAGATACCCAAACGGGGTCTTTTCCATTAGGAAACGCCAGAGTGTATCCACCGCTAACACCGCTAAGCGTATTAGTACCAAAATTATACTGACCCCCAACAGGCTTAGTAGGCTTAGTGGCAGAACGCTTATAAACAGACATGTGGTAAGTACTTTGCCCATGTTCCCCATCCTCCCCGTTTTCAACGTACTTGAATGTGGTTGCCCATTGCCCAGCAACATCTTCCCCAGTATCGCCTATCACTTTGAAAGTGTAGGTAGTAGCCCATACTGGGTCAGTGCCTGACGGGATGCTTGCAGACCAGTTAACAGGAGGGGTGAGGATATTGTTCCCGAAGTCAAAGCAGCCCCCTGAAGGAGGAGGTGATGGTTGTACCAGTGCCCTTCTAAATATGTAAGCAGTATAAGTGGATTTACCTGCTGTTCCGTCAGTCCCATTCTCTACAAATTTGAAAGGTGTTCCCCATGCATCAGCAATACCTACCCCAGTCCCCTGCACATAGAAGGTGTTGTTAGAGGCATATACTGGGTCAGTCCCAGCAGGAATGCTTACAAACCAATTAGCAGGCGGAGTCAGTACATTGTTAGAGAAGTTATAAGAACCTCCTGTAGGCGTAGCTGGAGTGCTTGTAGCGCGTCTATACACCTGCGCGGTATAGGTAGATTGTCCCGGAGGGCCTACTTCCCCATCCATAGACAGAGCGAAGCTCTGGGTCTTGGTAATTTGAAGCAGACCTATGCCTTCGTACTGAATCTGGACTGTAAAACCAATCCTTGCAAGCACATCTAACATGCTTGAAGGAGCACGGTAAGTACGTGTCTTTCCATCTGCTTCAGTTATAGGGGAAGCATCTGGAGTGATGTTATTACCCACAGCAGTTACGGTAAATTTATTAGGCCCCGTACCGTAACTCAGTTGGTTTGCCCCAATGTAAACCAAAATACTGGTGCCACCATCTGAGTAGTCGTAAACATCCCCATCGCTGTTTGCAGCAAAGGTGTGCGCTTCGTTGGTAAGAATGACAGTTACACCGTCATAACCCTGAGAGCCGTTAACCAGCCCATATACGGTAATCTGGTCTGCTGCTACTACTGGGCCGCTTGCATCGGACTTAACTTCCACAGAGACTGTCTGCGGCATCTCAGAAGCAGTGGTAGGGGCAGGGTAAATGTACTCAGGGTTTGTGCCTGCTTGTTGTTGCTCCCCTGCTACTTTGAATATGTAGTAAGGTGTAGCTCCTACAGCATCACTAGGAGAAGCTGTAAAGGTAACTGTGGCAGGATTTGGAGTAGTACCGTCTGATTGGTAAACCACGCCCTGACCCGTAGAAAACAGCTTAACTACTTTGGTATCAACCCCATCATGGTAATCTACCCCTTTCTCAGGGACGATTTTAACTATGAGTTGATGGAAAGGGTCTGGTGCTACGCCTGTTACAGGGTGCACAGAATAATATCTTTCCCTTCTCCAGAAGTCCCCATGAGAGTAATTAGGGTGCCAAATTGGAGTAGCACTCAGAGCATCTACTGAGTAGTCATAAACAACTGTTACGCCTGTACCGTCTATACCATCATCACCGACAATACGTACTGGGGTACTCCATTCCCCGATTACGCCATTGATTACACGACGTTCTCTACGGAATTTATCCCCTTCTATAAGCACACTGTGCCAGCTAGAAATACCGTCTACGGAGTATTGGAATTCATCATAAAGCGTATCCCCCGGCAAACCATCTTCAGCATATAGGTTAAACGGGCCTAACCAAGGCCCGTTAGTAAGGCTTCCGTCAATCCCCGATACGGTAACTGTTCTATACCGTTGCCATCTATCTTCAGGGTCTAGGGTGCTATCCCAAGGCCCACTGTTCGTAGGGGAATACTGAATATCGAGTCTCTGGCTATCCCCCGGAGGGCCTTGAAAATTCTCACAGTTACATGAATTAAACTCCACGTTTCCACAGAATATGATGCAACCAGTAGCTGTATCTATCTCCATCGAAGGGAGGTAGCAACTGCCTTGCAGATACCCTATAGAATGCTTGGTAGCAATGTGCTTGATTTCGCTACAGGTACCGTCATTGGTCATAACGATGCCTGCTTTCTCTGCACCTACACAGGTCATATAGCTGTTCAGAGTGCAGAAACTCCCATCAGGAAGTTGCTGTGCAGCCTTAATGTCCTGCGTCTTAATGGATACCCCAAGACACTGGGTAAGCATATTGCAGGTATATGCCCTGTTTACAATTTGTCCATCGCAGGTATAACAGTCGGCAGCCAAAATAGTTTGACTTGCAGTTATGCATTGGGTATTTGCCCTAGCAATAATACAAACACCGCCATCTTTGAAAATGTCGTCCCTACGGATTCCATAACTCCCCCTCGTTAAATCATTAATATGGAAGATTTCTGAGGGGGTTACAGAAACGCAAAGAGCTTCTGTATAGTTACCTGCGTCAAACACTTCCCGTTTATAGCTGCAGATGTTCCCCACACCATCTCTGGTAAAGCTCACTTCATTGAAGGCGCTTTGCCCATCTACTTGGGTAGAATCCATCTTATAGCTGCTGACAGAGCCTGAGGTATCCGAGTAGGTCTGGTTCTGGGTGACATTGAATTCTGTAGGGCTTGTGCAAACCAAATTAGTAAACTGGGAATAAGCCGAGCCTTTCCTAGCATTACAAAAGACCTTGCGGTCTTGGAGTATGGTTGCAGGGCCTGCTGCCCATTGACTAGTTGTATGGCTTCCTTCCGAATCCAAAGAGCATATTGTCTCTCGATACAGGTCTGTCCAAGAAGGGTTGTCACTCAAAGGAGGTGGAATAGGAATAGGGGTAACATAGTCTATTGCCCCTTGGAGATTGGTGGGGTTAGGTGTCCCATCGTTGATGGTAGCCGTGCCTATATATTCATAGGTATCTGTCCATAGAATCTCTATGTCATGGACACCGTAAACCAAATTGAAATCATAGAGGCCATTACTATCAGTAGAGTATTTCTCAATAGCATATTTAAGAGTGCTGCCCTCACCTACGATAGTAGTGACCCGTATGATTGTATTAGGGCACGGATTATCTAGGGGGTCTTTTAAAACATCGGTAATCCGTACACTCATACTTACTCCCGTATATCTTGAATAGCCTTATTAAAATCTTCCTCAGAAATGAAGTAATTGTTCACTCCTTTAATGAGGTTAAGTTTAGATTGTTTCTGCTCTGCACGGAACAATCTTGGATGCTCGAAGGTCACAGGATGGTCTGGATGACGGAACTCAATAAACCAATCAGGATAATAACGGGTACCTGCTGTGCTGGTTAGGTAGATGATGCCTTTCTTGCCGAAGGCTCTAGCCAAGTGCATACCTGCAGAATCTCCCCCAATAAACAAATCGCTTATTGCAATCAGAGTGATGAAATCAGGGAGAGCAGTGTTATTGATGTTATAACATTCGAGGTTAAATGGGATGTTGTTCA